CTTTTGCCCGGGACATAAACGACCCCCAACCCCCCTTTTTGCGTAAGCATGCTTTGAATTATGTAGAGGCAAGTTTGAGAGTGACAATCTTCGTAAAAAACGTTATAAAAAATTTTTAAAAAAATTAAATCGTTTATGGCTTTTTTAGTTGCGAACTTACCACCTATAAAGGTGTTTGTAAAAAAACAATATTTATATGATCACAAAAAAGGACAAGGAGAATTTGTAGAAGGTGTTTGGGTTAGCTGTAAATCTATCCAAGGTCGAGCACTTTACTTTGAAACGTATCTGCCGGAATATGGTGCTTTATACGATAAGCTCCCTATTAGTGCTTTTGTCACTGCCCCTACTGATCAAGATCTTCCTTTAGAAGAACTAGAACTGTGGGATGCGTTTAGCTATCACTTTACTATTGTAGAAAAAGCTTCGCTTTCCGGCGTTAGATGTAAATTCCTTGCGCCCTCAAAAAAATGGTACTATGGTGAATACTTGTTTACGATTGACAACTGCCATGCGGACAGTAACACCTTAAACACATCTTATTCTGAGGTCCCAGAGGAGCATAAATCGTTTAACATACTAGAATTGGACAATGGTCATTACGCAGCACAGCCAAATAACCGTGTTATATTCTACGATAAGTCATTAACGCCGTCAGAAACGACGCAGCCTGATTTTAAAGTGTCAACAGAGTATTATTCTGTTGAAAATAAGTCAAAATGGACTGCTGGCGACGATGAAAACTATTTTTATGACTTAAAAGAGCAAAAATGAGCAATTTAGAGACGCTTGATACCCAAACTTTAAAGTATATTCTTAAAAATGCGCTGTTAGACAAGCAAGAAAAGTCACAAAATGATTTTTTATCGTTTGTCAAGACTGTTTGGCCTGATTTTATAGAAGGAAAACACCATCGCATCTACGCAGAGAAGCTAAATCGTATTGCAAAAGGCGAATTAAAGCGCCTTATTGTCAATATGCCACCCCGACATACAAAATCGGAGTTCGCATCTAACCTTTTTCCTGCATTTTACATGGGCAACCATCCAAAGGCCAAGCTTATCCAAACAACACACACAGGCGAACTGGCAATTAGGTTCGGTCGGAAGGCCAAGAACGTTATAGAGTCGCCAGAGTACGAAACAGTTTTCCCTACAGTCAGATTAGCAGCTGATTCAAAGGCCGCCGGCCGTTGGGAGTCAAACCATGGCGGTGAATACTTCGCTGCAGGTGTGGGTGGTGCGATTACAGGACGTGGTGCAGACTTACTTATCATTGATGACCCTCATTCCGAGCAAGATGCACTTTCGCCGGCCGTTCTAGACTCACATTACGAATGGTATACATCCGGTCCGCGTCAACGTCTACAACCTGGCGGTTCAATCGTTGTCGTTATGACAAGATGGTCAATAAAAGATCTCACTGGACGGCTGCTCGAGGCCCAGGGTAAGGCAGAAGATTCTGATCAATGGGAAGTTGTCGAATTCCCTGCAATTATAAATGACAAACCCATGTGGGGTAATTTTTGGACCATGAAAGGTCTACAAGGTGTCAAGGCATCTATTCCAGAGTCAAAATGGCAAGCACAGTGGATGCAACAGCCTACATCCGAGGAAGGTGCACTTATAAAACGTGAATGGTGGCAAACATGGGAAGAAGATACAATTCCGCACCTAAAATACATTATACAAAGCTATGATACAGCGTTTAGTGCAAAAGAGACAGCCGATTACTCGGCAATAACAACATGGGGCGTATTTGAGCCTGAAGAAGGTGGTCCGCAAGCATTAATTCTACTGGACGCGAAAAAAGGACGTTGGAACTTTCCTGAACTAAAACAAATAGCACAAGAAGAATATAAATACTGGGAACCGGAGACAATTTTGATAGAAGCAAAGGCATCTGGCATGCCACTCACTCATGAGTTGCAAAAAGCAGGAATACCTGTTATAAATTATACACCCTCACGAGGAAATGATAAACACTCGAGGGTAAACAGCGTGGCTCCACTATTTGAGTCAGGAGCTATATGGGCGCCCAATAAAAAGTTCGCCGAGGAAGTGATAGAAGAATGCGCAGCGTTTCCTTTCGGTGATCACGATGACTACGTGGATTCTACCACGCAAGCTTTAATGAAATATAGACAAGGCTACTATGTTGGGTTAAAAGATGATTACGAAGATGAGAAAACGACACAAGTCGGAGGGAGGGAGTACTATTAATGTTTGGCACAGGAATAATGGCGTTAGCCGATTATCTGGATTTACCAGAGATCTATCAATCGTACGGCGATACTAACGTAGACAGATTAACAAACCCAGATTTATATGCAGACACACTTGTTAGAGCACCAGGAAATGCTTTACTTGATGCAGCAACTTTTATAGGTGATCTTGCAGGTGATATTCCAGGCGCTGTAGTTGATCAATTTGCAAGCGCAGATTATTACAACCCATTTACACAAGAGGGCATGGAAAGAAATACATTAATACCAGGAATTGATTTTCAAAATATTATAACCGACAGAGGAAAAGATACAGTTTCCGCTTTAATAAATGAATTTACAGGACTACCAAGTTTAACTATTGAAAACCCTATGATGGATGAATCATTAAGTAAAAATTTAATGTTAGACACCCAAGCTACTATAGATTCTAAATACGAACCAGAATTTCAAAACATAGCAGACGATGCTTACAATTATGTTGATAGTGTAATGCCTTCATTTTCAACTTTTGCTGTTAACAATCCTAATAAAACAATAGCAGATTATAAAGCAATGGAAGACGAAATGTTTACTGCAAAATTTGATGAATTGTATGATAGCAATTTATCTTCACAATATATGCAAGATCTAAATAATTTAGCATCACAAAGTTCAATAAATAAATTTGGTTATAATATTTTTGATTCAAATGTTGCTGTTGATGATTTAGTTGGTCCAGGATTAAGAAAATTTGATTTAGGTAATATTAAAGTTCCAGGATTACCAAACTTACCATTAAAGTATGCAGCAGAAGGCGAATATGTTCTTCCGTTCATGGAGTATGAAGGACCAGAAAAAGAAAGATTGCAAGACTTAAGTTTTGCCATGGAACTTGGTGGTGGTTTTGGTATTCCATTAGCAAAAAGATTTCTTAGAAAAGGAATGAAAAAACAAGATAGAATAAGCCCTGACTTACAAGACGCAGTTAATGAATACATGAGGGACTAATGTCTAAAGCAAAATTTGCAAAAATTGTTTTTAAAAAAATAAAAGAAGGAATCCCTGGAGGACCTAGAAAAGGTCAAAAGGTAGCATCACACGGCATATATGACGGCAGGCGGTATGAACTTGATGAACTTACTCCTTTAAAGGCAAGGGGAGAAAAGGGAAACTTTAGTTTTCATCGAGACAAATTTATACCACGTGTAGTACTCGCAGATAAACCAATTGTTAATAAAAAACTTAAAACTAGCCTTACTGACGAGGCTATAGATAAGAATAAATACATTATGGATACTCTTGAAAGTATGCCCGATAAGCAATTATTTCGACTTACAACAAAAGAAATGGATAAAATGTTTGGCCGTAATGTAAGTTCCCAAAGAAAACGTGTGCTTGCTAAAAGAATAGATCCTGCAACAGGAAAAAATTACAAACCTTTTGAAATGGGGCTTTCGGCATTTGGAAGACATTTTAAAAAGTACGATGAATTTGATAATCCAATTGCTATTGATAGAAAATTAAAATCAGATCTTGGTCTCAAAGAAAAAAATTATAAAAAAATAATAAATTTATTTAATGATATAGATTCATTAGCAGAAAGTAAAACTATGAGTGGTATTAATGCAAGAAGTTCTTTGTTTTTACAAGTCAATAGAGCTATCCAAGGTGGCAAAGCAGCAAAAATACCAGAAGATAAAGTAGTACAGAATGTTATAAAACAAGTAGATAATTCTGCTTGGGGAAAAATGTTAAAAGAAAGAAATGTAAGAGCTGCTGATATAAAAAGAGGTGAAAAAATTGGAATACTTACAAAAGATGATAGACCAGAAATAAGTCACGTTATTCCTGTACAAAACGATTTGTCAAAAGCTTTGGATATACAAAATGTTTTTTATGAACCTAGAGGAATAAACAGAGCAAGACCTAGAGGAGAAATTGCTCAAAGAAGAGATGACTATTTACAAGAACTAGATAGTAGGATTATTAATTATGATTTAATGGACAAATATAGTTTATCAAAAGGTGGTCTAATTAAAAAAGGATTACAAAAAATTATTGACAGTGCAAAGTTTGATCCGTCACGTAGAAAATTTATGAAACAAACTGGTGCCACAGCTGCTGCTGCAGCAATGCCTGTGGGTAAATTAACGCCGCTAGCGGCCCAGGCTGCAACAAAAACAATAACAAGAAGTGCACCACCATGGATTAAATCAATGGTAGGTGTATTAGATCAATTAAGTGGACCAAATACTATGGGAAGAACTTTAGCAAATGGCACTAGGATTAGAAATTATGGTAGCAAGGGAAATACACAATCATATGAAATTACAAACTCGGATGGTTACAAAGTTCCTGTTAACATGACAAAAGAAAAAAACGGTGACCTACACATAGAGTTTGATATTCGCGATGACTTTGCTAATAACCAACACATCTACATAGATAAGAAAACAGGACAAGTAGAAATAGTTGATGAGAATTATTACATGACGTCACCAGAAGATTATGCAAAAGATGATCCAATTACTTGGGATGTAACTACACCATCACAGATGCAAGCGTTCGAAAGAAAGATGGGCATTATGCGTGGTGACGGTAGTGAAAAGATGAAAGACTTTGCTTCCCTGCCTGAGGACGGTGACTATACAGACTTATTCGAAAGTTTTATTGATTCCTTTTCCCCATCTGGTAACATATTCAACACAAAAGCAAAAGCTAAACAAATAGCTAAAGAACAAAAAAGATTAAAAAATTTAAGAGACGAAGAAATGGAAATGGATTTTGAATCACAATTTAGAGGTGGCAACATACACGGTTTTAATAAAGGTGGTATTCAAGTAAAAAGAAAAGACAAACCACCTAATCCTCGTGATGCATCTCGTGATGCATACAGAGAATACGGAATATCCAGAAGACAAGGTGAAAGATTTAAAGCTATAAAAAACATGTCTGATCAGGAAGCAATGGCACGTATGATGATGGCAGAGGATGATAAAAATCCGCAAGGAGGATATGGTGTAGGTCATGTAATTTATAATAGATCTCAAAATCCTAGTATATACATGCCTAATAGAGCAGAAGGCATTAGCCCTATAATTAGTGTTCTTTCTTCCTCAACAGGATTTTCTCCTTACACTCAATCTAAAACAAATTTTTTTAAAGATTACACAGGCAATAAAACATATGATGATTATTACAATTATGCCGGTGAAATATTAGCAGGTAACAAACAAGATTTTACAGGTGGGGCAGATTTTTTTGCGTTGCCAGGAACTGAAGGTAATTTTGGTTTATCACAAGCACCTCAATATATAGATCAATATGGTGCACACAAATTTTATAAATCATATAACCAAGGTGGCATGGCTAAAGAGTTTACAGTTAGTGATGCAGTAAAAGAAATAAAAGCTAATCCACAAAATTTTGTCGGCGGTGGACTGGTAAAGAAACTAGCACCAAAAGTAATAGGCAAGTTAAGAGAATACTCTCCTAAAATAACAGGGCCTAAAAAGCAAGGACCAATGCGCCCGGATAAACCGTTTACAGTTTTTGATGAAGCTGGTTTGCCAATAAAAGATTTTGATACAGAAAAAGCAGCTAGAAATTTTTTAAGAGATGATGCACGAGCTGGTGGTTCAGCTGATATGTATACCATAGGTACAAGTTATTCAAAAAAAGCTAAATTCCCGGAAGATGACACAGCTGGTGCAATGTTTTGGTCATCACGTGAGAAACTTATAGATGCACCAATGGAGTCTGCAAAAGGATCAGAATGGCTAGCATATTTAAAACGACCATTTGCAAAACACAATCCTATTAAGGACATGGAATTAAATGATACACAATTATCGACACACTTATCTAGAAACGGAAATAAGACATTATCAAAAGCACAGATAATAGAAGAGTTTGATACAAAGCTTGCACCTGAAATAGATGTAATATCATTAGGCTCACCTAAGGTAAAAGAATCAAAAGCACTTACTAGACTTTACCGAAAAACAGATTTACAAGCATATAGACCTGGACCATTAAAAAATGTTTTAAGTGGTATGAAAATGAGAATACCTTCATTAGAAGAAGCAGTAAATAATAATAACAAAGATGCAATACTAAAAGAAATTGCAACTATAGAAGATCTAGTGCAAAAAAACTTTGGTGTTGCTAATTCTATTACAGAAGGATTTCCACAAAAGTTTCCGTACGAATTAAAACAACCATTACAAGAAATTGCATCAACAACTGGTGTAAGACTTGGAGGATTTAAAGAGTATGCGAGAGAAGCTAGTTATCGTGGACAACAAACAATGGGTGGTGGATCAAACTACCGTGAGTTTTTATTTAAGTACAATCACAAACCAGGATCACTGCGTAATACAGAACCATCATACACATACGCGCATGATTTTAATTTAACAACTTCACAACGAAATAATGGTTTTGTACACATGCGTACGTCTGATAGAACAGATGAATTTGGCAGAAGAATATTACACATAGAAGAAATACAATCTGATATGCACCAACCAGTAAATGCTGCAGGCAGAAGAGTTAAAAAAGCACAGGCAGCAGGACAAACAAACCAACGTGCATACCGCGATGATCTAAGACAATCAAAATATGCAGAGCGTGGTGATTTGGTAAGAGAGACAGATAATGCAAACGAGCAACAAATGATGTTAATACAATCCAAGATAGAAGATTTATTATCAATGCCACAAACAAAACAAACACAAGTGCGACTAGCAAGATTAAACAGAGAGCGTGCAAAGATAAGAAAAATTATTGCAGATAAAAGAGCAGCAGCTGGTTCTGGTGATAATAGTGGTATACCTCAAGGACCATACTCTAAAACAGAAGATTATAACGAGTTTGTTATGAAGTATGCACTTAAAACAGCACAAGAAGGTGGGTATGATGGCATATCCATATCAACACCAGCAATAAAAAATAGAAGCACATCAGTGGGCAGTAGAGATTACATAGGTAACATAACTGCTTACGGTCCAATAGCAGAAGGGGCAATGAAAAAAGTGTCTAAAAAAAGTGGTGCAAAATTTATGAAATCTGTTATAGTTGATGACAACAATAGGGCTTATGAAGTTCCAATGTTGCTTATAAAGGATAATCCACAAGCAATAGATAGAATTTCTAAAGGATTGGGCGCATACAAACGAGGGGGAATAGCTGTAAATGGCTGATAATAATAAAAACAATATAGATAAAGCATTAGAAGCACTTACAGGTGCACTAGAAATAGAACCTACTGGTGAGGAAATAGAAATTAATCCTGAGAAAGGTGTTGACTTTGAATCTGACGTAGAACTACTAGAAGATGGTAGTGCAGAAATTAATTTAGATCCAAACGCACCAATAGATTTGTCGCAAGTACCACATGATGCTAATTTAGCAGAATATATAGAAGATAATGAATTAAGTAGATTTGCAAGTGATCTACTAGCTGAATTCGAATCGGATCGTGATTCAAGGAAAGATTGGGAAGATACCTATATCAAAGGCCTTGATATGCTAGGCTTCAAATATGAAGACCGCACACAACCATTCGAAGGAGCGTCCGGGGTCGTACATCCCTTACTCGCTGAATCTGTTACACAGTTTCAAGCCCAAGCGTATAAGGAACTTCTCCCCCCAAGCGGCCCCGTACGAACTCAAGTTGTAGGTGTAGAAACACCTGAAACAAACGAACAAGCACAGCGTGTGCAAGAATTTATGAATTACCAAATAACAGAGGTAATGCAAGAATACGATCCAGACATGGACCAGTTATTGTTTTATTTACCGTTGTGTGGTTCTGCATTTAAAAAAGTTTACTATGATGGTTTGATGAAACGTGCCTGTGCAAAATTTGTTGCAGGTGAAGATCTTGTTATAAACTACATGGCAACTGATTTAGAATCAGCTGATAGAATTACACACATTATAAAAACAAGTGGCAACGATATACGTAAACAACAATTACAAGGTTTTTACCGTGACATAGAATTACCAACTGGACAAATTGATTCTGATGACGTTGCAGATAAAATAGACGAATTAGATGGAGCAGAAAAAAATTATGGCTCTAGCGATGAAGAACATACAATATTGGAAATGCATATAAATGCAGACGTACCAGGATTTGAAGATACGTCTGGGGTTAAATTACCTTACATAGTTTCTATTGATCAATACTCACAAGAGATATTGTCAATAAAAAGAAATTACAAAGAAGGTGATCTAAACTTTATGAAGAACCATTATTTTGTACACTATAAGTTCCTCCCTGGATTAGGCTTTTATGGATTTGGTCTTATCCACATGCTTGGTGGGTTATCAAGAACTGCAACAAGTGCTTTGCGACAATTAATTGATGCAGGTACTCTTGCTAACTTACCAGCAGGTTTTAAGGCACGTGGCATGCGTATACGTGATCACGATGAACCTTTACAACCGGGTGAGTTTAGAGATGTAGATGTAACAGGACAATCAATAAAAGAATCATTAATGATGCTTCCATACAAGGAACCGTCAGCTGTATTATTTCAATTATTAGGTTTCGCTGTTGATGCAGGTAAATCATTTGCTGCAATAGCAGACATGAAAATGGGTGAAGGCAACGAACAAAATCCTGTAGGCACAACACTAGCATTAATAGAGCGTGGCACAAAAGTTATGAGTGCAATACACAAACGATTACACTATGCACAAAAAATAGAATTTAAACTATTGGCAAAAGTATTCTCTATTTATTTACCACCACAATATCCTTACATGGTTGTTGGTGGAAACCAAATGATTAAACAACAAGATTTTGATGACAGAGTAGATATACTACCTGTATCTGACCCTAACATATTTTCTATGGCACAACGTGTTACATTAGCACAACAACAATTACAACTTGCTAATGCTGCACCACAATTACACAATTTACGTGAAGCATATAGAAGAATGTATGCGGCGATGGGTGTTGATAATGTAGAATCGTTATTACTACCAGATCCAGGCAATCCACAACCTATGTCACCTGCAATGGAAAACGCTGGTGCAATGCGTGGCAAAGAACCAAAACCGTTTCCTATGCAAGATCATATGTCACATATATCTGCACATGCAGAATTTATGTTTACAAGAATGGTACAAATTAATCCGCAGTTATATGCAATGTTACAAGCTCATGTATCAGAACACATATCATTAATGGCGAGTGAACAAATGCAAGAAAAATACGGACCACAGTTTCAAGAGTTACAACAAGCAATGCAACAGGCACAACAAAACCCCCAAGCAGTACAACAATTACAACAGCAGATGGATCAATTAATAAATCAACAAGCAGCAGAACAAGCAAAAATTGAAGCAGAAATGACAAAACAATTAGCGTCTGATGAAGAAGCTAGAATAAGCAAAGAAGCTCAAGATCCACTTGTTAAATTAAAACAACAAGAAATTGACTTAAAAGCTATGGAAACTCAAATGCAGATGCAAAAAGACATGGTATTTGATGCAGAAAAAATTGATATTGAAAGAGATAAATTAGAAGCAGACACAACTATTAACTTGATGAAAGTTGCAGCCGATGTTAATAAAGAGGACTCTACAGAGGCGATGGCATTACTAAAAGAGAACATGGCAAACACTAGGGAGGCTATGAAACAAAAGGCAAGTAATAATGGAAACAGAACAAACAAAAAAACTACTAACCAAGCTTAGGGACGCAATGCTGAAAATAGAAGAAGCTGCAGAAAGCGAAATAAAATGTAGTGAAGATTATTTACAGGTTTGTGGAGCTTTGATGGCTGTAACAAGAAACATGTATGAAAAAGCTTTAGGAACAGAACAGACAAAAGAAATGTTTGTGGCTGTTGCTGAAAGTTTTGATTACCAACAAGAAGTTTTGCATTTCTTTAAGGATATGCCAAAACCAACAATACATTAGGAGGTAATATGCCAAAAGTAGGTAGTAGATCATTTCCCTATACTTCTGCTGGTGCGCAGCAAGCAACAAAGCATGCACGTGCAACAGGTCAAAGAATGACAATGAAGAAAGGTGGAAAGGTTAAAAAAGGTTACCGTAAGGGTGGCCTTAAAAAAGGCAAATAGGAGGTAATATGAAGTTACTAAAAGATTTATGGGCTCATTTGAAAGAGTGGAGTGACTGGAAACTTAAGGACTGGATTAAGGCGGCTATCGTCGCATTAGTTGTCATAGTAATAATTGGAGCTATTTAGTGATAGACAAAAGGTCAGAATATTTAAAACGTAAAAACACTCCGACCCCTTTTAATCAGGGGCCGGAGATGCAGAATTACAATCGTATGATGAACTTGCAATCGCAAGCACCTAACTTTGCAAAAAACGATCCACGCCTAGACGAACTTAAAGATGTAAGAAGACAATACAATCGTTTTGATAAATACAAAATAGGTGAACGTCAAGGTATGGCACCTTTGGACGTACAACGACAATTTTCTAATCAAAGTAATATGCTTAGAAACGCTGCACCCAATGCTTACGCAACAATGTACCCTATTCAAGATTTTGCCATGAAATATGGTGAGGCTGGAGGGTTACTTGGCATGGCGGCAAAAGAAATGTTTAATAAAGTTTCTGACTTTGGAAAAGATATGTCTAATAAAGTAGGTATAACAGGAGCTGCTGATGCAGACGAAGCAGAGATGCAAGACTATGCAGCACAGACTTTTGGTATGGGTGCACCTATGGATAGACATCCTGGTTCAACACCAGTTATCGAAGGTCCAGGAAAATCTACAGTATTACCTAATATTCACACGGGAGAAATTTATTATGACAGAGGGGAAGGGTTAGATTTTGATACAGACCCAGATCAACCTTATATGCCAGAAGATAATTATGTAGAAGATGACTTTGGTGCTTTTTATGAAAAAGATAGAGATGGTAATATAGTTTTAGCATCAAAAAGACCAATGCCGTTTGATGACTCTAACAGAGAAGCAGGCATTATGAGTCAATACTCAACTAATTTTATTGGACCAAGAGACGATCCTAATCGTAGACCGACAATGGCAGACGTAGCAGGACCTTTATATCCTGGTTTAATACCATACCCTGAATATGGTCCTGAAATTGTATACCAAGAAGGTAGAGGTAGAGGAGATTTACCAAGATACGGATATGATTATGATGCTGAAAGAAAAGGCAGAAGAGATTCACTTAAACTTCAACAATTATTAGATTTTATTAACAATCAAAAAATACAACAAGAACCAAGTAGGATAAATTTAAGATAATGCCAGGCGGAGGAAAAGATTTTGGTAAGTACATGGAGGCCACTTCAGGTGGTACTAATACTCAAGCATCTTCTAATTATGGAACACCTGCACCTCAAAGCAATCCATATGGTGGAGGCAGTTACGGTGGTGGTGAACAAGAAGCTTATGTTCCTTACAACGAACCTGCTTACGGTGGATATAGTAATCCGCAAGAACAATACGCTGCATCTTTAAAAGATTACAATCAACAGTATGGAGTAGCAGGAGGAGGTGTAGGACTTGGATCTAGTGGTGCAATGTTTTATACTAATGTTCCTGATGTTTACTACAGCACTTACCTTCCAGGCACGCAAGGTTATTCTCCTACAGGTTTTCAATATATAGCAGGACCAGGAGCTTTATATGAAAATGGTCAGTTAGTAGAAGGCTTCGTGGATCGTGGTATTTATGACCCTTACAGCGGTTTTGGTAGAGGCGGCGGTGGTGGTTATTCT